ATGCGCAAAGCACGATTCACCGAACACCAGATCATCGCCGTTCTGAAGTCCGTCGAAGCCGGACGCACCGTCAAGGATGTCTGCCGCGAGGCCGGGATCTCTGAGGCCTCGTACTACAACTGGAAAGCGAAGTTTGGCGGTATGGAAGCCTCTGATATCAAAAAGATGAAAGACCTTGAGGATGAAAACCGCCGGCTGAAACAGATGTTTGCGGACCTGAGTCTCGAGTGCCGCGCCCTGAAAGACGTTATTGAAAAAAAGCTTTAAAACCAGCGATAAAGCGTGAGCTGGTCAGCTATCTGACCGCGCAGTTTGCCATGAGCTTACGTCAGGCATGCAGGACATTGTCGCTGAGCAGGACGGTATTTCGTTATCAGCCGGATACGCGACGTGATGAGCCGGTCATTATGGCGCTGACCGTGGCGGCTGAACGCTATCCGCGATACGGATTTAAAAAGCTTTTTCAGGTACTTCGCAGGCAGGGCAATAGCTGGAACCATAAAAGAGTTCACCGTATTTACTGCCTGCTGAAACTGAATTTTCGCCGTAAGGGAAAACAGCGCCTGCCGGTGCGTAATCCGGCGCCGCTGGCGACGCAAGAGTCGCTTAACCAGAGCTGGTCCATCGATTTTATGCACGATGCGCTGGTGTGCGGCAGACGCTTCCGGACCTTCAATGTGGTGGATGATTTTAACCGGGAAGCGCTGGCGATAGAAATAGACCTGAATATCCCGGCGCAGCGGGTCGTGAGAGTGCTGGACAGGATCGTGGCAAACCGCGGATATCCGCTGAAGATGCGGATGGATAACGGTCCGGAGCTGATCTCGCTGACGCTGGCACAGTGGGCAGAAGAGCATGGTGTGATGCTGGAATTTATCAGGCCCGGCAAGCCCACGCAGAATGCCTTTATCGAACGGTTCAACCGGACATACAGAACAGAAATACTGGATTTTTATCTGTTCAGAACACTGAATGAAGCACGGGAAATTACAGAGCGCTGGCTGGCAGAATATAACAGCGAGCGCCCCCATGAATCCCTGAATAACCTGACGCCGGAAGAATACCGGCTGATGGCTGAAACCCCGGAAATCTCAAAAAGTGCGTGGAACTAAAACGGGTGTACTTACAGTAACCGGCTGATGGCTGAAACCCCGGAAATCTCAAAAAGTGCGTGGAACTAAAACGGGTGTACTTACAGTGTTGCTTGGATGGATTGATAATAGCAATGGGTATTAGCCATAGCAATACGTATTGATATTGATTAATAGCTATAGGAATTAAATTGCTGATAGCTAAACGAATTTATTTTTTATGCACGTGCTGTTATGCTTAAAAAAACATCAATAGGGGGCGGCTATGTTGAATGAGGATGAATTTTTCGCAGAGATGCACCCGCAGATAGCGCAGGTTATCGGGATAGCGGTTATGCAGCTTCTGGTTGAGAAGCGCGAGCCATCAAGAGAGGCGCTGATAGAGATGATTCAGGTGTTGTGGCAGGGTGACCAGGTAGATCTGGCTGTGGAGTTGGCAGTGGACGTGCTGATGCTGAGGGAAGAGTAGGGCAGTAAAAACCCGGCGCGGTGGCCGGGGTTGTTTTTTTTGCTTAATGCTTAAAGATGGTTTGCTAAGCCACGAAAAATAATTAGTGGTGTTATACCAAAGGATCCTACAGGTCTCCCCATTATATTTCTCATCATGATTAACATGCTATTCATGGCATCTTTTAAATCATTGGATACTGTAGGGTATGGTGCGGTTGGATTATCCAGTTTTGTATCATCAGCATAAGCATCAACAATACATAGTATATGCCACTCACCGGGAATGAAGGGACCGTACTTTAAAGAAACATCGCTCAAGGTAGTTGTCAGGTTGGATGGTTCAACCGACATCCAACTGTAGTTTCCATAACTATCAGCAAAGTCAATGTGCGTAGTTGGAGGAAGCATCTTTACTAACTCCTCCGCATTTTCAAATTCTGAGATGCTTTCCTTCAGCAGGCCCTTAGCTTTAGGATTTTTCTCATTCTTCATCTCGTTGATTTTTATCTTTTTAACTATTGGCATGCACAAGTGAACCATTTGTGCATCGAATATTTTCATCATGCCTTTTATTAGGACTATGTCGCCTAGTCTAGCATCATTTAAGCTCGCTTTTATCCTTCCTGATTCAGAAAGTTTATCTAAAAGATTCAGCGGGATGCTCCATGATGAGTCAAATAATCTTTCTTGACTGCGATTCCAAGATTCAGAGGCGTTAGTTTTAACGCCTATCAATGACAGCCCAGCCTTAAGCTCTTTAAGGTCTTTTTCAGACTCTCCAGACGTCTGCTTAATACTATTAAGAACTCCAGAAGGGAAAAGCTGCGCAGTTATAGCATTTACACGCTCTTTATCCACATAAAAATAATCAAATAGTGAATCTGTGCTTTGTGAGTCTTGATCCATCACTACGTTCCTCTTGTATCTTTTCTTTTTCCCGAGCTATATTCTTCTGGGTTTCTTCAATTTCGTCATTGATGATCTGCAGCTCATCAATGCCTGCTTTCGGTTTGGCATTTTTGAGGTGTTTCAGCATTTTACGTATCATGACGATTCTCCAAGGGAACATATGATTAAATTATGTTCTCTTTAAGCCATTAAATCAATTGATGCGGCCTTATATAGCGTACTTCAACGCCTGCTCACCCTCCCGGTGTCACATAGCCACCAAAGACAAACCAAGTCAAAAACGCCACCGCTACGATGAATACGACCACGGGGAAAACTATCCCAATTTTCATAATCAATCTCTCATTTACCCATGCTTTCTGTACGTCTGCGGCATGCTGCCTATCACCTTACCGAACACGAACACCCGATTCATCTCGTCTTTCTCGATCGGGTCCCATGCTGCATAGCTCTTGTTGTCTGAGATAACCAGCAGCTTGTCCTTCATCTTCTGAAGGCGCTTGACGTGAGCAGTGTCGTCGTACAGGAACGCGTATATCCCGTCGCCGTCGAAGCTCTTAACGCCGATGTCGACGAACAGCAGATCACCCGGCTCAATCGTCCCAGACATGCTGTCGCCCCTGACGTTGATGATCCTGATGTTCTCAGCCTTACGCCCATCGAACATGTGGCGGGCTTCCGCTGGCGCATATTCAACGGAGTGGAGAATCTCCACGAACTCCTGATTAACAATGCCCGGTCCTGCGCTGACCATAAGATCCAGCACATCAATCCTGAATGCATCAGCCACCTGACTTTTAACCTCGGTAGTTCGAAGCAGTCGGCCATCATCACGCATCGGGCCATTACCGGTTGACAGCCATTCAGACCTGACACCCAAAGCATTAGCTATCTCGACGATCTTTGTTGACCCTCTGGCGTTTCCACTAACCAGACGCCAAATGGTCGGCTGAGCAATACCTGAGGCTTTCGCAAGTGCCCCTTGGGACATTCCAGCCAAAGACATGGCTTCGTTTAAACGATCTGCAAGAGTTTCTTTTTTCATAGTTTCAAATTTATACGCTTGCGTATTGATGGTCAAAACACTTTTTGCTATTGCTATAATCAATACGCATTGCTATTATCTCGATGAACCAATACTTATAGGAATTGGAATATGACAAATAAAACCATCCAGAAGGCAATTGATATCGCTGGCAGTCAGAAAAAATTGGCCGATCTGTGTGGCGTAGCGCAGCCGACAGTTTGGCGTTGGCTGCATGGCGGCGGAATTGATGCCCGCTATGTGATGAAAATCGTGTCTGCGACTAACGGCAAAATTAAGGCGGCAGAGATTCGGCCTGACCTTGCACAGTTGCTGAGTGCAAATTCACCGGCCGCCTAACCAGCGGCCTTTCAATCAACACCAGAGGAAGTATCACAGATGGAGAACGCAATAGCCCGAAAGTTAGAGCCGCCGATCCTCAACCCGATTGAGATAGAGGGCATTTTGTTAAACCGCCTTTTGTCCATTAGCCAGAAGACTTTTGCAGAAATGCGAGGGGTCAGCGAATCAACGATTAGTCGCCGTAAGAGCGAAGGGTACTACGCCGAGATGGCGAAAGAGATTGCTGCGTTAGGCCTGCAGGTTGTTCCGCCTGAGGCGGTTGTAGTTTCTCGTCACTACCTGCAATCGGTAGAGACGCTGGCAGATATCGGTTTACGTGCGGAGCGGTGCCGTCCTGGTCCGCTTGGGTGGGACTGATGAAGAGTAAAAAAGGCGAAAGCCGCGGTGGGGGAACACCAACGGCTTTCGGGTGCAAAAACGAAGAGGTAATTGCGAGGTAATTATGCCTGACCACAAACAAAAATCAAATACACCCCGATGCTCTGCATACCGCAGGGCTAATCAATCCGTTGCTGTTAAAGCGCCGTAACTCCACTAACTCTGGAGGTGACTATGTGTAACCACTCTGCTGCTGAACTGATTGCGCGTCTGAAACGTGCTTATCCGGCGTATGAGCCGTCCGAAATGGGTAATGCCTGTGATGGTATCCCCAAGGCCGGATCTCGCTTCCAGCACAGGCACAAGAGCCACATGGTGACGGTAATTACTGCAACTGAGAAAGATGTGTCCTATCGCAAAGCCTGCGGGAAAGTTGGCTGGATGGGGTTACGTGAGTTTTTACGGCTACACAATGAGGTTTTGGTATGAGCAATCAGGTCTTTGAAATTGTTCAGGCCATGTCAGGGCAGGGGAACTGCATAACGATTCCCGGCCCGTATCTGGATTTCTTTGCAGGAGACAGGCAGCAGCATTTGCTGGCAGCGATTCTCAATCAGCTGGTGTTCTGGTCGGGTAAGTCGAGTCTGGATGATGGCTGGTTTTACAAGGAGCATGCGGCGCTCGCGAAAGAGGTTCGTGTTCTTGAAGGTGATGTTGTTAGAAGGGCTATTTACAAAATCACTGAGCAATATTTGCCTGGTGTTATCCAGGAAGATACCCGTCAGGTGAACGGCACACCGAAGAAGCACTACCGCATCGATCAGGAAGAACTGATGCACAAGATTTTCCCGGCAATACTGGATTCGGCACAAACGCCGAATCGGAATAAGCCATTGAAAGAATTGGAAACGGCACAAACGCCGAATGGAAACGGCACAAACGCCGAATGCATTCGGCATAAACGCCATATCCAGGATTCGGCACAAACGCCGAATGGAAACGGCACAAACGCCGAATCCTATCTCTATACAGATCTTAAAAATACAGATCTTAAAACAGATCTTAAAAAACACTCGGGAGAGATTTCTCCTGTGGATAACTTTTCTGAATCGACTCAGAAAACTATCATCCCGGAAGCAGTCATTCCTGACGCTACCGATGATGATTTCGACCTCGCTACGTGGTTCTGGTCGACCATCATCGAGCTGTACGAACGGGCAGCAGAGTTCGACGGCACTCTGGCAAAACCGAGAGAGCCGAACTTCGCAGCCTGGGCGCAAGAAATTTGCATGCTGCGCCAGGAGCACGGCTGCAGCCATGACCAAATCCGCACCATGATTGAGCGCATTCAGCGCGATCAGTTCTGGTGCTCCCGAGTTCAATCCGTGAAAACCCTACGCAGCAAATGGCAGGAGCTGGCTCTGAAGTTATGCCCGGCAAACCTGGCAACCGGCAGCTCGTTCGGTGTGAGCAGCAAACTGGATACCGACATCCCGAAAGGTTTCCGGGGCTAACAAATTTAACCGTGAGGATATCTCTGATGGAAAAAATTACTGACGTGCTGAAAGAGCTGGAGAAGGTCACCTGCCGTGAGCTGGCTGTCTATTTCGACCTGATAGCACCTGAAATGCTGGCCCGCCTGATGGTGCTGGAGCGCGAAGGCAAAGCGCAAAACCTGAATGGCTACTGGATGCCGGGTGGAAGCTCCGAGCCCGCAGCGGTAACCAGCAAGCTCACAGAGCTGGATATCAAGCTGCTCCAGTCGGTGCCGGTTGGCGTCTGGTTTGAGTGGCAGTCCCTGGCTGGTTTTGTTGATCGCCCTCGTTACCGCTGTGAACGTCTGGTGGCCGCCGGGTTTATGAATTCGAAGGTGACTAATCCTGGCAATCCGCACCACGGCACTAAATTCCAGAAAATCCGCGAGGTGACCCGGTGATGCGAGAGATACCTGATTGCCCGGTCTGTGGTTCCGCTGCTGAGTTTTATTTTCGGGATTACCCAGCTGGCGCCTGTTCCGGGGCCCTGAAATGCCCTTACGGACATATCCGCGTACAGGATAGTTACTGGGCTGGTGGCATGAGCAAATCGAAAATCCGGCTGATTGAAAAATGGTCTCAGCAGGTCGAACAGAAAAAAGGTGAAGTGAAAAATGGCTAAAAACTCGATCGACGCGTATGGCGCCAGCGGCAAAACCAACGTTCTGATGTTCGAACCGGAAAACCTGCACCTGGTTACCGACAAAACGCACCCGCTTTACGATGAGCGTATCCACCTGCCTATCAGCGAGGCAATGGTGCTGAACATCATGGACCAGGGCGTTCTTGAGCCGATTATCGTCTGGAAAGACCCCGAAAGCGGTCTGGCCTGTGTGGTGGATGGTCGTCAGCGCGTGCGCCATACACTGGAAGCCAACAAGCGTCTGTCCAAAGAGGGTAAAGAGCCGTTACTGGTTCCGGCAGTCACTAAACGTGGCTCCGCCATTCGCATGGCGCAGGCGATGGTAAGTGCTAACGAAATCCGCCAGGCAGATACGCCACTGGGCCGAGCAAAGAAAATGGCTGATGCGCTGGAACGCGGGCACGACGAGGACGATTTAGCGCTGATGTTTGGCGTGAGTGTCCAGACCGTACGCGCAACTCTGTCACTGCTGGATGCCACCCAGGCTGTTCGCGATGCAGTGGAGTCCGGAACGGTCACCGTTTCCCAGGCGCGTCAGCTGGCATCGCTTAAACCCGAAGAGCAGCGGGAGAAGGTCTCTGAAATCGAAGCGGCAACTGCTGGCACAACCGGTCATGAAAAAGCCCGGCGTCAGCGTCAGATCCTCGGTGATGCAAAGCCACGCCTGAAAACCCGCAAAGAAATCACAAAAGCCCTGGAATCAGCCGAGGGTGAGTATGCAAGCGCACTTCGTTGGGTGCTTGGGGAGGAATCATTATGAGCAAAATAGGCGATCATTTCTTTGAATTTCCGGCGTCGCGTGGAACTCAGGGGGATTCAATTGTCCTGATGCTGACAGTACCTGCACGGACACTAACGCGAGTCCTCGCCAGCGATAATTACGGGGACACCCTTGATCGATCTCAGCGAGAACTGAACCCCACCAGGGCGAAAAAGTTTTATCAGTATCTCCTTGAAGCATACGAGAACAAGGAGCCGTTCATTATTCCGCCACTTGTGGGTAACTGCGACTCGTATGTTGAATTCGAAGAGTTCGGAAACACTAATGTCGGGGTGGCCCGTTTCCCGATGGATGCCGAGATTAAATTGTTTGATGGTCAGCATCGTGCAGCCGGTATTGCGGAATATTGCCGCACCATTGATGAACCTATCCATGTTCCGATGATGCTTACTCTGCAGTTGCCACTGAAGACGCGGCAGCAGTTTTTCTCGGACATTAACAACAATGTTTCTAAGCCATCTGCGGCTATCAACATGGCCTATAACGGGCGCGATAAGAACGCGCAGGAGATGGTCAGCTTTATCAGTTCACACGACGTCTTTTCTGAAGTCACCGATTTTGAGCATAACGTCGTTCCCGCTAAAAGCGATAAGTGGGTGAGCTTCAAGGCCCTTAGTGATGCCACGGCAAAATTTTCAGATTCCTGCTCGCAGGATGATCTTGAAGGATTATGGAATGCGTGGCTTATGCTGACAGGTTTAGATGATATTCGCCGCGGCACGAATCAGGCCGAATATAAACGCGAGTATATCCAGTTCCATGCTGTGATGATCAACGCCTTCGGCTACGCAGTGCAGCGGTTAAGCGAAGGGCGGGGAATTCGCGGTGTCACGCTGATGATTGAGGACTTGGTAATGAATACCGGCATTGCCGAGCGTGAAGATTTTTTCCTCATTTCATCATGGGACGGGATTTGCGCCAGCTGTGAGAAAGCCAGGCCAACGGTCATTGCGAATGTATCTGCTCAAAAGGCGGCTGCAGCACGTCTGATGGATGCCATCGTGAATAAAAACTTGTCTGTTAGCCGCGGTAAGGAGGCCAGCCATGACTGATATCACCGAACTGGCGCAGCGTATGAAGACTGCTGCAGAGAAAGCGACTCCGGGGCGCTGGGAATATTACCCGGGAAATACGAGCATTGAATATAACGTTGACTCGATGGATGAAGACCAGGGTTCAATCGTTTATGTCGATAGTGGCGACTTCACACAGGCTCAAACAGACCGTAATGGGGAGTTTATCGCCCTGGCTAACCCTGCCAGCATCCTCGCGCTGGTAGAGGCGCTGGAGAAGGCGCAGGCGGAAAACACCGCTGGCGTGGCCGGGATGGCGGAGAGTTACGAAACCACTATTTCTATGTTGAGGTCGCGCATCGCCGAGCTGGAAGAAAGCCACGCCCAAGTAATCCAGTCACGCGACCATTACAAACGCATTTCGGAGGAAGGGCTAAAGCAATTGGCCGAGTCCCGCACCGTGAAGCTGCCGGATGGATGGCAATTCGAAGAATGTGAGATAGAGGGTTGTGAAAACGGCGCGATATTCAGTGTCGGCACTGGCAGTAGAAATATTCACCTTTGCGATAAATGCGCGCATGAGCCTCAGAATTCTCGCTTGAAGAAGTCTCCGTTATCTAAGCGGCTGCCCTTCAAAATGTCAGCTGGCATCAAGGTGGAGGCTGAATGAAGGCACTGACCAAAAAACAGCGCGCAGAGCTGCGCATGAAGTTTGGCGGGCGCTGCGCTTACTGTGGCTGTGAGCTTGGCGATAAATGGCACGCTGACCACGTTCAGCCTGTTATCCGATTCGATGGGCAGATGCTTCATCAGGAGCGAGACGACATCAACAACATGGTTCCCGCATGTCATCCATGCAATCTGCACAAGCACTGCAATAGCCTGGATGACTATCGCCGAATTATCGACGGTGGGCGCAGAGAGTTCCTGGCGTCCGGGAAAGGAAAGGCACTTGTTCGCATGGGGTTGGTTGAAATGAAAGCTGACCCAGTAGTGTTCTGGTTCGAAAAGTATCAGGCAGAAGGAGCCAACCAATGACCAAATCAACCATAACCAGAGAGCAGCTGGAAGAATGGGTTGCACAACTTGATGAAGATGGCGGCTGTGATGCCACTGACAGACAATTAGAGGCTCTCATTCGTCAATCGCTGGCAGCAATGGACAGCGAGCCGGTGGCGTGGACATGGCACTATCGTGAGCAATGGCATGTCACAAACGATAAACGCCGCGCAGAATTTGTCGCAAAAGATGGTGATGTGTCTGTGCTGCCACTCTATCGCCACGCGCAGCCGGTGCCGGTAGTCAGCGCGGACCTGCTTCATACCGCAGCCTCAGCGATAGAGGACCTGTTGGAGCATACCGACCCTAACACTAGTTATTATTCTGGCGTGTGGGCTGATGTACCTGGTAAGTTGCGCGCCGCCATGCTCGCAGCCGCCCCGCAGGAGGTGAAGTGATGGTTTACTCATTAAATATAAAGAAATATCATCACTTGCCAATATTAATGGTTCAAAATTAAAAAAGAGGTAATCATGCAAGTAGATATTTATAATAGTAATATCAAGAAGTTGAAATTTTTAGTTGTACCAAATGGTGCCACTGTTTCTGGCGCTGCGTTGAACTTGACGGATACAGACTTCTCGAGCGTATCATTGTTTAAATCTAATGTTACGTTGCAACAGGGCTTGGTGGGGCTTAACTTTGCCAAAGCTACATCTGATCTTGCAAGTCAGGGCTATCATATTGTTGAAATTTCGGTAAATATAGAAGTCAGTTAATTGCTTTGATTTTCTACAATCAACCAGCCATAATTACCTCGTCAGCCTGAGCAACTGACGACTTACTTCCGGCGCCAAGTGGGGACACATGGCGCAAAAAGTTAAAAACACTCGGATCAAAGATTTGTATGCAATAACGTTGCTGATTTTAATAATTGTGCAAGTTGTTGTAGTGAATGCGGTATTTATCTGTGTGGGGCTTGGGTTTCTGGGACTATCTGATGAGGTTCTGAAGATTTTCGCTGGATGCTCGATGCCCCATATCTGTGGTCTTGTCTACTGCGTCGTCAATTCTGTTTTCCGAGCAAAAAAATGAAAAGCCTTCTCTTCGGAGAGGGCTTTTTTATTGAGTGAACCTGACCTATAATCTCTGTGGGCCTGAACAACCCAGCTTATCGACTACTGTGCCACGGAGAAAAACCGATGGCGCAGAAGAAACACCCTCAAAAGATTTACACCCTGACACCGGCTATCACTAACGCTGGTGTTTCTGCTTGTCTGTCGCACCAGGGCGGTGCGATATGAGCAAATCCAAAACCAAGGCTGAAAAACTCCATCTGAGCCGCGTAGCTGCGCTGGGTTGCATCGTATGCCGGAACCTTAATTACGGCGAATCGCCTGCTGAAATCCATCACTGCAGCTCTGGTACTGGCTTATCTGTCCGCGCTGATAACTTCCATGTCATTCCGCTATGCCATGCCCATCACCGTACTGGTGGCTACGGCGTTGCTATTCATGCTGGCCGTAAGTCATGGGAAGAAAAGTTCGGTACTGAGGCTGAGTTACTGAGTCAGGTACTCCTGGAGTTAGGGGAGACCGTGAATGACTAATTTTTACTGTGAAGCCCTTACTGCGCTGCGTTCAGCACCCCATCACTATTTAAAAGAAGTCGGCGATCAGTGGCGAACTCCGGATCCGCTGTTCTGGGGTATTAACGCGATGTTTGGCCCGCTGATGCTGGACCTGTTCGCAGACGACAGCAATGCAAAATGTCCTGTCTGGTACACCGCGGAAGATAACGCACTGACGCAGGACTGGTCGGAAATGCTTTCCTCAATCGGCGGCGCAGCCTACGGAAACCCGCCTTACAGCCGCTCTCAGTACCACGAAAAGCAAGCTATCACTGGTATGACGCACATCATGAACTATGCAGCTGCGCAACGAGAGAAGGGCGGTCGCTATGTCTTCCTGGTGAAGTCAGCAACAAGCGAAACGTGGTGGCCGGAAGATGCGGATCACGTCTGCTTTATTCGTGGGCGAATTGGTTTCGATCTGCCCGTGTGGTTTAAGCCAGCTGACGACAAACAAAGGCCGACCAGTGCGTTTTTCGCTGGCGCCATTGTCGTGTTTGATAAGTCATGGGCTGGAGAGCGGTTTAGTTACATCAGTCGAGCGGTGCTTGAAGCAAAGGGCCGCGCATTTATGTCACTGGCGCAGTTTGCTGCTGGTAAGGGAGATATTGCATGACACCACTTCAACGCCGCAGACAAAACACCGCTATGTCAGAGGTCGCGATCGCCACGCACAAACGATACCTTGGGCGCCCTGAGTTATTGACTGGCATCCAGTCAGCCTGGATTAAGTCACTTCTTACTGTATGGGGGGAAAGCCAGAGAGGGGAGGTATACCCGCGTAAGCCCACAGTGCACTCTTGCTGGTGGTCAGTTAAGGGGGAAAGATGGTCAGATAAAGCGTTAGAGCGCTTTACCGCGGCAATTGAGCAGGCAAGGGCAGAGGGTTTTCGTGGGCCCAATGCTCTGAAGCGTGCGCAGGTAATTCTCTGGCCGAAGCAGGAGAGCAGCGTGATAGATACCGCCATCAGCAACGACGACGCCGAATTCATGGAGAAGTGCGTACTGGATGCCTTTGAGGTTACCGACCCGATTTACATCGTCGGAATGAATTACTACACAACCCGAAAAAAAATATCAGATATAACCAGAGAACTTCAGAAGCTGGCGCCCTGGCTGACGGCGGACCAGTCGAGAGAGCGCGTGAAATGGTGCCTCAAGATATTTCAGGGGAAGGCATTTTTAGCCGCCCGCAAAAACCTGAGAAGTTAGTTGCTTTAGCTTTTTGTGCTCTTAATTGAAATTAACATTGATTTTCACCCAGAAGTTTAGATAATTCATTCATGCTTGGCAGAGCTGCGCCGCGATGGCAGCGATGAGAAGCGACAATTTGAACATGACGAAAGCCCCGCCCTTGCGGGGTTTTTGCTTTCCGGCGATACGACAGGGGTATTCGCGAGATGCATTGCATCAGTACCCCTGTCACATCGTCGTAGAGCAACCCCCACAACTTCTAAGCCTCGGTACTCGCCGGGGCTTTTTTGTATCTGCAATCCGGTCAGGGCTCTTGGGTAGAGACGTGCTGCACGACACGTCAAAGCCCTTCCGCGCAGAGCCCTGAACCAGATTGCATCTGTCGTAGTTTGGTAATTACATCTGGCTTCCAACCAGAAAATGCGGGTTCGATCCCCGCCAGATGCTCCAATCCCTCTACCTTGGGACCATTACGGCGACCGCGCCGTCGCTTTTACCCTTGGTATTTCTTCCCGCCTTGAGCGGGTTTTTTATTTTCAGGGTCGCGGGAATCACCCTCGACGCTTTGTTGGTAAATCAGCCCGACGGCCCTGAACCTTTTACTGACTACAGATAGCACCCCGAACATTATCGGAGGTGGAGACTATGAAAATGCCTGACAAAATCTTTTCGGCGGCCTCGTACTGCTCGTCAGGCGGCCTGATATGCACCGGGCTGGCAAGGACCTATGACTGGTTTCATGGGCTTGACTGGAATTTTATTGCCCTGGCCAGCGGCGTGATAATCGGTGTAGCGACCTACCTGACCAATCTCTATTTTAAGCGCCGCTGGACGAAGATGTATCAGCAGTCCCTCGATCGTGGTTATGGTGGCCCGCCACCGCAGGATGAATAGCGATGGCTAACCTGAAAACAAAACTCAGTGCGGCCATGCTGGCACTTATCGCTGCTGGCGCATCAGCTCCCGTTCTCATGGATCAGTTTCTGAATGAGAAAGAGGGCAATAGTCTCACGTCATACCGCGATGGCGCAGGTATCTGGACGATATGTCGTGGAGCCACCAGGGTAGATGGAAGGCCAGTAACGCAGGGGATGAAGTTAACCCAAGCCAAATGCGACCAGGTAAATGCCGTCGAGCGCAATAAAGCGCTGGCGTGGGTTGATCAGAATGTGCGGGTTCATCTTACGCCTCCTCAAAAGGTTGGGATTGCCAGTTTCTGCCCCTATAACATCGGGCCCGGTAAGTGCTTCCCTTCCACTTTCTACCGCAAGTTGAATGCAGGTGACCGTAAAGGTGCCTGCGCTGAAATTCGCCGGTGGATTTTTGATGGCGGAAAAGATTGCCGCGTACGTTCCAACAATTGTTACGGCCAGGTCTCTCGCCGTGATCAGGAAAGTGCACTGGCATGTTGGGGGATAGATGAATGAGCCGATTAGCAGCCATTATCAGCGCCGTTGTAATCTGCCTGATAGTCACCCTCGGCTGGCTGGTCAGTCACTACCACGACAACGCGACCGAGTTCAAAAGGCAGCGGGACAAAGCGACTGAGCAGCTCAGCCTGGCGCAAGACACCATCGCTGACATGCAGACCCGCCAGAGAGACGTCGCAGCGCTCGATGCCAAATACACGAAGGAATTAGCCGATGAAAAAGCTAAAAATGATGCTCTGCAGCGCAAGCTTGATAATGGTGGTCGGGTGCTCGTCAAAGGCAAGTGTCCAGTGTCAGCCGCAACCCAAACCACCGGCGCCGCCAGCATGGGCGATGATGCCACCGTCGAACTCTCTGCAGTTGCTGGACGAAACGTTCTCGGTATCCGGTCCGGAATCATCAGCGACCAAACAGCCTTGAGGGCGCTGCAGGAATACATCACCACGCAGTGTCTGAGGTGAAGATGTTGATATTACTCATTCTCCTGTCGATCTGGCTCTGTCGACTGTCGGAGAAGCCTGGCTGGTTTAAGGTCAGCCATATTATCTCAATGCTGGCGCTCGAAGATGGGCATCCGGCACGCGGTAAGGGGCCGCGTTGAGATAAGAGCCCACATTACAGAAGTCCTTCATTGAGGGGCTTCGATAATGCTTTATTCGGATAAATCCGAGGAGTAATCTGTAATCTCCATATTAAAAGGAGATTTCAATGTTAGAGAACTACTTAAAGTCAGGTTCTATTAAAACTGACGATGAAACAAAGCGCTTAATTGCTGTACAGGCTGCCCTTGAAATTGCTAAGGCATCGGTTGGAAGTTCAGATGCAGCTACAACCTGCAAAACAGATGTTGAGCTTAAATATGTATCTGAGCACCTGGCGGAACTTGCCGACGCCATTCAAGATGCCTTGAAGGTTAAATAACGAAAGGTTTTTGCCGTCACCAATACGAAGGCCACCTTAAGGTGGCTTTTTTAATGGCTAATGAAACAGGAATAGAGTATGAACAAACCCGACTGGGAGGCCATCGAGACGGCGTACCGGGCCGGGGTGATGTCCCTCCGTGAAATTGCATCGCAGCACGGTATCAGCGAAGGCGCTATCCGTAAGCGTGCCAAGCGTGACGACTGGTCGCGTGACCTGAATGCGAAGATTCAGCAAAAGGCTGACGACTTGGTACGCAAGCGGGAGGTACGCAGGACGGTACGCAACGAAAGCACTTTGACCGAACGCGTACTGATAGAGGCGACAGCCGAGGTTATCGCAACGGTACGCATGGAGCACCGGGGAGACATCCGGCGGGCTCGCGAACTGACCAACACGCTATTCGATGAATTGGCCGGAGAGTGTGGCAACGTGGCCGCGCTTGAAGACCTGGGTGAGATGATGCGATCGCCTGATGACAAAGGCATGGATAAGCTCAACGATCTCTACCACAAAATAATCAGTCTTCCTTCCCGCGTTAAATCCATGAAAGACCTTAGCGACAGCCTGAAAACGCTTATCGGCCTCGAACGAGAGGCATACAGCATTGAGAATAAGGCTGAAACGAAAGAGGTCACGCATAACGTCATGCTGGTACCAACCAGCGATAACGTGGATGACTGGGAGGCGGCGGCGCAGAAACAACAGGGTGAGGTGCTCGGTGGATGAATTACAAAGCTGTATGGAAGCCACTGCCTGGATCACAGTCTCTGGCGCTGAGTTGCCCATGTAACGAAATACTTTTCGAAGGTACTCGCGGACCCGGTAAAACTGCTGCCCAGCTGGCCCGGTTCCGGCGCAATGTTGGCGTGGGCTATGGCTCGTTCTGGCGTGGCGTCATCTTCGATACCGAATATAAGAACCTTGCCGACATCATCACGCAGTCGAAGCGTATGTTTCGTCTGTTCAACGATGGCGCTCGATATCTGTCATCTGCGAGCGAATTGCGATGGGTATGGCCCACAGGCGAGGAGCTTCTCTTCCGCTTCGGCAAAGAGGCAGACGACTACTGGGATTTTCACGGGCAGGAATTCCCGTTCATTGGCTTTAACGAACTGACGAAACAGCAGTCCCCTGAATTCTACGAAATGATGTTCTCCTGCCGACGCTCATCGTTCAGGCCGGAAAACTACCCGCTGGATAATGGCAAGTTACTAAAGCCGATCCCGCTGGAGACGTTCAGCACGACCAACCCGTTTGGCATCGGGCATACCTGGGTAAAGAAACGCTTCATTGAGCCAGCGCCGCGCGGGACCGTGCAGCGCGACCGGCAAGTGGTATTCAACCCTCAGACAGAACGAGAAGAGGAAATCACGCTTACCCGCGTAGCTATCCACGGATCGTTTAAAGAGAACCCGTACCTTGACCCGCAGTACATCGCGACCCTGATGGCGATAAAAGACCCTAACCGGCGCAAAGCGTGGGTAGAGGGCTCATGGGACGTGACCAGCGGAGGCCGATTCGACCATCTATGGAATGAAGCTCTGCATGTCATTAAGCCGTTCCGTATTCCCGATAGCTGGACCGTCGACCGCTCCCATGACTGGGGTGAGTCGAAGCCGTTCTCTAACCTCTGGTGGGCTCAGGCCGATGGCACAGCCGCCGAGCTGTCTGATGGTCGACAGTTCTGCCCGCCTGCCGGTTCCCTTATCCTGATCGGTGAATGGTACGGATGCCCGCCTGAAGAGCTCAACAAAGGCCTGAATATGTCATCCACCAACGTCGCGAAAGGCGTAGCGTGGATTGACAAGCGGCTGGTTGGCGAAGATGCAGACGAGCCGGAAGAGATTCAACTCGACGGGGTTACGCAAGGTCAGTTGCACATTATGCCTGGCATCTGCAGCGAAGTTATTCCTGGACCGGCTGACGGCGCGATATTCAACACTGGTGATAACGAGTTATCGATCGCGCAGAAGATGGAAACGCAGGGAGTTACATGGTTGCCTGCTGACAAAAAGCCCGGCTCCCGCATCAATGGCGCATCGTTATTCGCTGACATGCTGGAAGCTGTTATCGAAGGTAAAAAGCTTGAATCAGGCGTGCCTGAGAAGCCAGCATTCTACGTTTTCGACTACTGCCGTGGCTGGATAAGCCGCATCCCGGTGCTCGTTCGTGACGATAAAAACCCTGACGACGTAGACACCCAGCAGGAAGATCATGACTGGGATGGTACTCGTTACCGCGTACTGCACTCACCGAAAAAGGTTGGCGCAGTCTTCTTCTAAGGAGCTCATCAGTGAGTGAATTAAGCACCGGGGAGCAGTTCCTCGTTAATGCCCTTGCTGATGCAATTGGGCGCCAGCGCATGCTCTACGCAGGGCGTAATGGCAACGTCAAACGGACCAAGTTATGGGATGAGTTCGGTTACCCGGACACGCTCACTTTCGACAACTTCTATCGCCAGTATCGCCGCGGCTCAACCGGTTTTGCAGCTGTCCATAAATTGCTGGATTCCTGCTGGATGGACAGGCCGACAATCATCGATGGAGATGAAGACAGGGAGTCGACCAAAACTACGCCATGGGAAAAGTCAGTTACCAAACTGATGAAAAAGCACTGGGCGAAAATTAAAGACGCTGACCGCCGCAATATGGTTGGGCGTTACTCAGCACTTCTGATTCAGGTGAAAGATAATCGAGACTGGAGTGAGCCTGTTGATGTGGCACTGGTCCAGAGGCTAGGTAGTGCTGCACTGGTTAAACTGATCCCGGCATGGGAGCCGCAAGTCAAACCTGGCAACCTTGATATTGATACCTGGTCGGAAACCTACGGGCAGCCCGTCAGCTATCAGTTCAATGAACAACCGATAGGCGACGAGGGCACGTATAGCAGCCCTCGTTCGGTTCAGGTGCATCCTGACCGTATCATTCTGCTCTGTGAAGGCTCAGAGGATGAGAATATCCTGTCGGGCATCCCGCTTCTTGAGGCCGGCTACAATGACCTCCTCGATATTGAGAAGACGAAAGGCGGTAGTGCTGAGGGGTTCCTGAAGAACGCCAGCCGTCAACTGGCGATGGAGTTCGACGCCGCCACCCAAATTGACACGCTCATCAAGCAAGCCAAGGATGCTGGATATGACAGCCTCGGTGATGCGATGAATGACAAAGTGAATAAGCTTAACCGCGGTACGGATGCGGCAATAGCTATGCAGGCAGGGAAAGCTAGCGTTCTCTCTGTCGCTGCTGCTGACCCAACCCCAACCTGGACAGTATCGGCAAACTCATTCGCTTCGACGATTCAGTGCCCGTTTAACATCCTGTTTGGCAAGCAGACCGGTAACCTCGCATCAGAGGAAGATAAAACGGCTTGGGCTAACCGATGCAACGCGCGTCGCTGGGGTTTTATGTCCGACGTAATCACGCGTGTGATAGAGCGATTTTGGACTATCGGCATTATCGACCCGCCGAAGTCTGGTGAGGTCACTCTGGCATGGTCTGACTTACTGGCTCCGAGCGAGAAAGAAAAGCTCGCAAACATGGCGACTATGGCTGATGTGGCACAGAAAACTCAGCAAGCCTACGGCACCCCAGCGGTCGATGAGAACGAAGTAAGGGCAGTCGGTGAGCTTGAACCCCGTAAAGAGATCACTCCGCCCAACCCCGACGACAAGGTGACAACCGATGATCCTCTTTCCGATGAACCAGGAGCAAAAGAGTAAAGTCGGTACGCCGATAATCCCCCGCAGCAAAGTCGACCCCACGCAATCAGCCAGGCCGGTAAGCAAGATGTTTCAGGATATCGAAGGCCGGTATCTGGATATTAAGCGTCGTTTGAAAGTGCTGTTTGACCAGCGTCTGACTGGCCGACAGCGGGAGGTTAACAGCGATCGTTCATGGCTGATGTGCAATAACGAAGGTGCTGATCCTTCACTCTACCAGGTTAACGCCGGCACCTACATTTATGACATGACGGCGGCGCAGTTAGCCGACCTTCTCCAGATTGTGCAAACGATTCTGGACGATGCCCTGCTGGACGGTGGCAGCCAGAACCTCTGGGCACTGGATTATGTCGCCGCAGAGTATGAGCGAGGAACGCAGCAGGCCTTCACGAATTTGTCTGTACAGTCGCCGGTATACGCCAGCCAGACGACGCTGCAGCAGTTGCTTTCCAGTCCAGCGTATCAGAATCAGATCGCTGCTGCTTACATCAGCACGTACAGCGACTGGAAGGGGATAAGCGACGCCGTGCGGGCCGATCTCGCTAACGTCATTGCCGACGCAATAGGCCGCGGCATAAACCCCCGAGAAACAGCCAGCGTCATCAGCAAGCGCCTCGATGTGTCGATGTCGAAGGCCAAGACCATCGCTCAGACTGAGCAGGTCGGCGCGCTGCGGCAGGCGCAATGGAACGAAACCGACTGGGCTGCCGATCGGCTTGGGCTGAATACCGGCTTGCTGTGGTTATCAGCGCTAAAGCCGGCGACGCGCAGCTGGCACGCCAGCCGTCACGGCAAGGTCTACACCACCGAGCAGGTGCGGGATTTCTACGCCGAGAACGGCAACCGGTACAACTGCTACTGCAGCCAGATTCCGGTGCTGCTCAATGACGACGGTAGCATTTTCAATAAAGGGCTTGAGGATAGGCTGGCGAAAGAAAGAAAAGGATGGCAATCTTCTTGAGTTAATCCTGGAGGAAGGCTATGGAACAAGAAAATCAGTTGCAAGAAGTTATAGCATACTCAAGAGATATGAAAGACAGCGCATTGGCGCATCTTGTGATTTGTGCAAACTTGGATGTAGCAGTTGACGTTACTCTCATCATCGGTGGGCAGGTTGTTGCAGGTCAATTGGTATCAGGTAAAAAATATGCTGAAACCATGGCCGGAAATTTGAGAACAACTAATCACAGTGATGAGATAAAAGAAGAAATGGCTTCATTCTTCGACAATATGGCTCATGAATACCGAAGTGAAGAAGGGCATTCAATTCCACTTAATTACCTTCACATCCGAAATCCATCATATATGAAAGGTGATGGAGGGTGGGTCTCTGTCCAAGGATCAATCGTCAGGATTCCAATAGAAAGAGTCTGCGGATTCTCCCTCGGTAAAGATAGTAGACTTTAAACATCACTAAAAGGTCGCCACGGCGGCCTTTTTTATTGCCTGAAATCCACCAATGAGGACCCAGCATGAAACGCAATCGCGTTAACGTGCTGACCGTCGTCAACTCCGCTTCAAACATCACCACTGAAACCATCGACGGGAAGCCACATATCGTGGTTCGCGGCATCACGCCTGTCGTGGACGATATCGTGATGAACCGGAAGTTGTACCCGGCAGCAGAAATCGAAAAGGCCTACAACACGCTTGAGCGTAACCCCATGCCGCTGGGCCACCCGAAGGTTGACGGCAAGCATGTGTCTGCTCGCGATGTGCGGGCGGTGAATGAATATCACGTCGGCGCATGGCTGCAGAACGTTAGCCACCAAGACGGGAAGGTGACGGGCGACATGTACGTTAATCGCCAGTACGCCGAATCCAGCGAGAAGGGCAAGCGCCTGATTAACCGCCTGGATGAGATGATCACTGGTACTAACTCCGAGCCTATCCACATCTCCACCGGCCTGCTTTATTCCGGCATCGCCGCCAATGGTGAGTCGAAAGGCAAAAAGTACAACGAGATCGCCACCAACATGATGTTTGACCATGTTGCGGTGCTGCTCGATGAGCCTGGCGCGGGAACGCCATCTGAGGGCGTAGGCATTTTCGTGAACTCCGAAGGCGAAGAGGTAGAGATTGAGGTTGCTCTGCTCTCTGACGCCGCGGACTGTACCCGCGAGGGTCTGCTCAACAAAACTAAGTTCTTCTTTACCAACGCCTCGAATTTCTCTTTCGACGATATCCAGCGCGCCATCAGCGACAAGCTTCACGAAGGCCGTGCTGATGATAAGTGGCTCTGGCCCGAATCGGTATGGCCGGACAACTTCATCTACCGCGATGAAGCCAAGTATTTCAAACAGAAGTACCTCATCGATGACGACGGCAAGGCCGTGTTCGTCGGCGAACCTGTAGAAGTCGTGCGCAAACCCATTGAGTACGAGATTAAAACCAACGGAGAAAACGATCCGATGAAAGAACTGATTATCAATGCGCTGCAAGCCGCGGGTAAGCCGACTGAAGGCAAGTCCGATGCCGAACTGATGGACGCTTACAACCAGTTAGCGGCAGAGAAGGCGGCAGCCAAGAAAGAAGGGGGCGACGAAATCGACCCCGCCACCGGCAAGCCTAAGAAAAAAGAGCAGGCCAGCAACAGCGAAGAAGCGCCGGCATGGTTTAAGCCATTTGCTGATGATTTGGCAGCCGTTAAGTCAGGCCTTGCCGTGAACGCTGACAAAGAGAAAGGCGAAAAACGCGCTGCCGTAAAAGCGAAATTCGGGCTGGATGACCTGGCGGTGAATGCGCTTGACGGCGCCGCCCTTGATGGCCTGTTTGCTCAGTGCCAGACCTCTACCGGCCTGAATGGTGCATTCCGTCCGGTCAACAACAACGATTCTTTCAGCGAAATGCCGGAGTAAAAAATGGCTAAAGACGGGAAACACGTAATTCACGCGGGCGGGATTTTCCCCAACCCGCAACTTAATCGTGAAGGTTCTGCGGCCGCAGCGTTTCTGCCGGGTACCGTTATCTTTTTCAGTGCAGCCAAGCCTACACCGTCTGTTGATGGCGCTGAAGACGCAATTCTTTACGTTGCTAACTACGACTATTTGCGCTGCAAAACGGTTGACGATGCCTATGCGATCGGTGACTGGGTGGTAAACATCCAGCCAACGCCGGGAGTTTTCCTCAACGTTCGCGCTGCAGCTGGTACCTACACCAAGGGCCAGCCGGTTTCTGTGGCCAATGGCCAAATTAAAGCACTGGCAGAAGGTGAAACCATCTTTGCCTATGTCGAAGAAGACAAGTCCATGACCGCCGCAGCAGGCGATCTGGTTCGCGTCGTGTTCAAGTAAGGAGAGGCTGAATGTTTGTATTTTCCACCCGACGCGCGACTGAGACGGGCAACCTCGAAGCGAACCAGGCGCAGTTCAATGAGCTGCAACTGGCGCGCAATATGAGTGCTCAGGCCGTTGCTGATTTCGTATCCCGCACCCGCTGGCGTGGTGATGCGGCAAACACACCAGCGCTGGACGCGACGAATGCCGTCGACGACATCCGTCGCCTGTATCGCGCTTACGACCAGACCGTACTGGCTGAGTTTGAGCCCGCCACTGAGTTTACTCTGCTTAACGATCTCATTCCGCTGTCCCGCTCTGTTCGTCTTGAAGAGTCAGTGTATGAGTATGCTCGCACCGGCGGCCGCGGCTGGGCGCACACCTCTATGTCCGGCCAGATTGGTGCGGCGCTGGATGCGCGCGCATACACCTTCGACGGTACGATGGTTCCTATCCACGATTCTGGCTTCAAATTCCAGTGGCGTGATCCGATTTTCAACAAAGGCTCAGCTCTGGCTTCTCTGGCCGACGCTCAGCGCGGCTCTGTTGATGATGTTCGTCGTCAGTACGTGGATTACGTTTTCAACGGCTTCCGCGATTCCGATGGCAACTATATCGCCTTTGATGGCAAGACCTGGAAGGGCGTTAAAGCCGATGAGCGGGTGCAGATTGTCGATCTCAGTGCTTCCGGCCTAAATATCGACTTCACCAGCGCCAGCGCAACGGCGGAGCAAATTCGCAACGCGGCAATCGCGCTGCGTGACGTGATGAAGCTGACCAACCTGCAGTATGCACAGCAGACCTGGTATGTTTCAGGCGAGATCACCTCAAATCTGGAACGCTACTTCAGCGACAACTACCAGTCTGACACCATCCTGCAGGAGCTGCTGAAGCTTTCTGGCATTGCAGCCATCAAAGAAGATGCGCAGTTGTCTGGTAACCAGATCCTGATTGTTCCGCTTACCGCCGGCGTTATCGCTCCGATTGTCGGCCAGGCGGTCGGAACCGTTGCTGACCCTCGCCAGTTCTATAACAGTGACTACGTCTGGCGCACCTGGGGTGCGATGGGCTTGATGGTTAAGACCGACATCAACAATCGCAAATCTGTTATTTACGCGCACAGCTAAGGGGTAACTATGGCACTGGTAAAAGTGGTTCGCGATAACCTGCTTTCCGGTGCCAATCTCCAGAAGCTGGAGGTTGGTGCTCAGGTTTCGGTAAGCGGTGATGTCGCTAAGCGTTGGGTAGCTGCTGGTCTGGTTGAAATCATTAGTGATGACGAGCAGACGCTGGAAGTGGCTACACCGGGCAATGATGCTGCAGAGCAGGCAGAGCAGGCAGAGCAGGCAGAGCAGGCAGAGCCGCAGGAAGAATCTGCCAGCAAATCGAAGAAGGCGAAATAACCATGGCTGACCCAATCACAGCGGCAGACGTGCAGGCGTTCCTCGGTGAGTTGGGTTACGCCATTCCCTCCTCGCTGCTCGATCCGATTCTCTGCGTAGTGAACAAGATTATCCCGTGCCTCGATGGTGCGGGATACGACGAATGCACGGCAAAGCTCATCCTGATGTATGCCGCTGCGCTCATGGCGACGTCATCCGGCGCCAGGCGAATAAAATCGCAGGGGGCTCCGTCCGGCGCGTCCCGCTCGTTCGACTACGGAGATGACGGCATTACCTGGCTGCGCGACTCGCTGGCGAAACTGGATACCAGCGGTTGCACCAGTGAACTTCCAATCAGCGCCGGCAACAGTGTGGGCCTGTTTCTGGTGGTCGGGGGCTGCTAATGGCGTGGGTTTCAGTTCAGCAACGGCTGCCGCGGACGTTTATCCGGGTGTGGGTGATCACCGATACCGGCCAGCAAACTACAGCGTACGTGAAAAGCGACGGCGAGTGGTTCATTAACTGCGACCGCATACGCGCCGCAGGAGCCGTTGTGCTGCGATGGAAGGATGACTGATGTCTTCGGTAGCTAATTGGTCATACACCGCGACGGCGACAATCTGGCGGCGCATACGCGATGCTGACGGTAGCGATACCGACGGCGGAGGTCAGCCGTATGGGTGGGAATCGCCGATCGCTATCCTCTGCGACTACCAGGGCGGCCTCTCTGCAAAAATCGGTGACCTTGGCCGGGAGCTCGTTGTTAAAAACACGATATGGACCGAGTACGCAACGGCGCGGGAAGGGGATTACATCCTGCTTGGCGCGTCGACCGATGCAGCACCGCCGGATGAGGCCGATGAGATTCGGCAGATCGTCCAGTTCGCAGATACCTTCGAGCGACAGGCGGACGATTTCGCACTGATTACGGGAGTCTGATTATGGGCGCTAAAGTTCGCGGCATCCGCCAGGCCAAGGCCAACCTCGATCGCATCATCAAAGACGTCCAGGGACGTAAAGTCGTGCGAGCAATCCAGTCTGCGATGCTTATAGGCAGCGCGCAGGCCGCGCTTTACACCCCGATCGATACGTCGACGCTCATCAATAGCCAGTTTCGAGAAATCACGGCTAACGGCACCAGGGTCACCGGGCGCGTCGGTTACTCAGCCAACTATGCGGTTTATGTTCACGACCCGGCAGTGAAGCAGAACTTCCGGCGAGCGACTGCCCGAAAGGAGTTCTTAACGAAGGGCTTCGAGGATACCCGCAGCCAGATTGACGCGGTGGTGAAGAAGGAGCTTTCGCTATGACCCCTCCGATGTATATGCGCCTCAAGGACCTGTTTGTGGCTGAGGGGCTTACCGCGGGGTTTAAGGTCCAGTGGCGGCAATGGCGCGATACCGGGAAAGACACGGACCAGTTCATCGTGTTCAGGTCTTCCGGCGGTACCGATATCACCTTTGACCTCGGCGGCGACTGGTATGTGATGGTTGATGTGATCTCCTCGAAGGCCAATCCCGATGCTGCTGACGCCACGGTAAACGCCATTGTCGAGTATATCAGCGCGCAATCCGGCGCCGATGATTGCGTTGGCGCGCTGCGGCTTGTCGGTAATGTCCCGGCGCCGATCCCCACAGAAGAGGGCCGGTTAGTAACCCGGCTGCTCGTATCCTGCACATACGGCGAATAATCGTCAGAATCACCCATCAGGCTGCCATATGGCGGCCTTTTTTAATTGAGAGGCATACATGCAAGGCTGCGCTAATGACACCGGCAAGCTGATTGGTAAGGTGGCCGTGCTCCGCATGGCTTTTGGCTGTGCTGATACGGTTCCTGCGCTTTCCGAATGGAAGCGACTCGGCGCCATGACCACCAAGGGCTTTGACTACTCCATGAATACCGTCACCTCTGAGGCTGACGATACGAAGGGGCTGGTTGAGAACCTGGTCAACAATATGGACTTCACCATCTCAGGAGAAGGTGAGTTCCGCAAGAAAGACAAGACGACGGAAGTCGGCGCTATTGCCATCTCGAAATATATTTTCGATGAAGTGCAGGCCGGCCGTCAGCCGACAGTCTGGGTCCGCTTCGACTTTACTGGTGAAGACGCTGGAACTTATATCATGGGGTACTTCAACACTACCTCCTGGTCTGGTGATTTCGGCACCACGGATATTTCGACCTTCTCCGGGGAATGGAAAGTGGCTGATGCAGACACCGTGGTATTTGAAGTCGCTCCGCCGGCGCTGGCGTTTACCACTAACCTGCTGACGACCAAGAGCGTGGCGGCCGGATCGGCTCTGAATATGTCGGTCGTGGTTGAGGGTGGCACTTCGCCTTATACCTATATCTGGAAGAAAGATGGCACGGTTGTCAGCGGGCAAACAACGGCGACCTTCAACAAGGCCAGCGCTGTTTCCGGTGATGCCGGGGCCTATACCTGTGAAGTTACCGATTCTTCCGCGACTCCAGTCACGATCACTTCTGCATCCTGCGCGGTCACTATCAGTTAACCACCAGGCTATTTCGTGAATAGTACAAAGGGCGTTTATGCGCCCTTGATACTGTTTATGGAGCGACTATGACCCCGATTAAAGAATTAGGCGAATGCGTTATCGGTACCGGTGACCGGGAATTCTTTTTCCGGCCGTCTTTTCGCAACATGGCGCGAATCGGTGAGCCAGAGGAAATTGTCCAGGCGTTCTATGACCTGTGCAATGACGAGACGACACCATTCGCACAGCGCGCAGCCGAGGCTTATATCAGCGATGAGTACAGCCGCCTTCCTGATTGCGTCCTGCGGTTTATGCAAAGCGGCCTCCTGTCACGCAAAGCGGTCATGGCCGCGCATACGGTACTGACAGCCTGCTGTGACGACGATATCGGCGATCTGGTTGGCTGGATGAAGCCGGGGAAATCACGCAAGCGTGGCTTCGTGTGGCGCCTGGGCAGCATGCCGCCGGAAAGCATGGTCATTGTCGCGCAAAACCTGATGATGCACGGCATCATCGGCAAAGCGAAGGTGCGTAAGCTGCAGCGTTACGAAACGAATGAGACAACCGCAGAATTCCGCGCAGCTGACTACATCATGGCGGCCCGCAACCATTTCGGCATAAGCCGGGAAGAGGCCGAGAACCTCACGATGACAGAGTTCGCCATGATGATTAACGCCAAATACCCCAATCAGAACGGCTTCACGCGCGAAGAGTACGACACGGTCATGGACGAAGACGATCGCCGCTGGCAGGCGATGATGAGGCACAAGTAATCACGGCGGCAGGTTACAACTAATCAGTCTAGAAAGTACTCTGTACTTCCATCTTGATATATAAACATTTCCGATAGTTATGGTAAGGTCATATTTCACTAATGACGGAGATCATGAAATGGCTTTCACTTCAGATACGCTAAAGATACTCGCTGGTAAAGGCGTTAACTTAGATATTGGCCCGCATTATACTTCGGATACATTGAAAACAGTAGTCAGGACTGTAGCTGCAAAGGGCGCTCACATCACCGTGGATGCTTCTCAAATCACTTCTGACACAGCAAAAATTTTGGCAGATATTGGTGGAAAACACTTGACGCTGAAGTTTTAAATATTAACCCACCATCAGGTGGGTTTTTTGTTTCTGTCTTCCCATTCTTTTTCGGCTTCTTCTCTTGCTTTTCTCTTGAGCTCTCCCCTGAATTCATCTGTCATGATTTTTTTCGCCATGAGTTCAAGGAAAGAGGGTAGGGATTCTTCAATTCGAGATTTAAGAACCCTTTCAGCATGTTGAACATAGCTGTTAGTTTCGGCAACTTCCGTGAACATGCTTTTGTCTTCATCAAGCAGATAACTCAAGTTTAGCCTAAAGATAATTTCAGCATTCATTGAACGGTTATTAGCTTTCGCAGACGCTTCGATTTTATCTTTAAGTTCAATTGGTAGCCTGATTCTCAGCTGCGGATCTTCTCTACTCATGATGGTGCTCATCGCCTTCAAAAAATCACAATAAGCAAATTATGCCCCACGGTGGGGTTGACAGCAATGGCGCACGGTGTGACACTTGTCTGGTGTCTCACGGTGGGGCATTTAATGGAGGTCGTTATGGAAAAAGCAAAAAACATGTATCAGCGTAAAGTCCGGTTTCCGGAGGATGTGCGTAAAGCAATTGAGCGCAGTGGTGAAGAGCAGTGCAGGCAGTTCAATACCGAATTGATTTATCAGCTGAGAAAGGCTTACGGCTTAATTGGGGTAAAAAATGCCCAATCATAAAAACGACGAAGCCCTAACTACTTGCGATAGTCAGGGCTCCTTATCGAAAAAATCCAGCGAAGGAAATATCGACATGACTAGTGTACAGAACAAAGAGCTAACTTTCCACAATACCAGTTTTGCTTACATGGAAATGGGTGGCCAGGTCTGGCTTACGGCTGCTGAGGTTGGTCAGGCTCTGGAGTACGCTGACGATAAAGCAGTGCAGCGCATCTACTCTCGTCATGCTGATGAGTTTACAGCGCAAATGACAGGGGTGGTCAAACTGACCACCCCTTCAGGAAAGCAGGAATCACGCGTTTTCTCTCTGCGTGGCGCCCACCTCGTTGCGATGTTTGCTCGCACGCCAAAGGCCAAAGAGTTCCGCCGCTGGGTGTTGGATATTCTGGATCGTGAAGTGGCTCATTCGCCTATTGCGAAGCAGTTCAGTGACGAAGAGCTTTGCTCACTTTCTTACCTGTGGAGATCAAGCGCAGTTATGTACGAAGCCTGCCATAACATTTACCCGTTATTGCTGGCCGCAGAGCACAAATTACTACCTCGCTTTGCCTCGATAGTGACCAACCATGCGAGGACTATAAACAGGACGCGAGATCTTCTTCGCCGCGAAACGAAACATATCGAAGAGCACCCATGGGGGGATACTAACTGGAAAAATGTATTTTCATACGGGACGGGAGTATTGCAGTGATGCAAAAAGAAAAACCGCCAGTTGGCGCTGGCGGCTTATGTCACACCCTTACTACCACATAAGGAATGTCGAATGACTTCTAAGAATGTAGCAAATGTAGGTTCAATTGTCACTGATAAAACCATTGACAGCCAGTCACTGCTTGAAATGGTAAATCAGGCGCGTAAGCAATGCGGTGAAAAAGAGGTTCGTAACAATGTCTTCATGGATCGCATTAAAGACGAGCTTGAGGGGGAGTTTTACAAGATTTTTGTAAAACCCTCTGGCGGTATCGGAGGTCGCCCGGTAGAGGTGGCAGAGATGAGTATCAAGCAAGCTCTTCGCGTGGCCGCGCGCGAGTCAAAAGCCGTTCGCCGCTCGCTGGTTGATAAGCTGGAAGACATGCAGGTTATCCAGATCCCAACCACAAGCAATTCTGGTCTTCCTGAGTACCGGCTTGCCAAAGCGGAGCAATTGAAGGCTCAGGCGTTGGAGAAAAACATCGCATCGGCTCGGGAGTTGATGTCAATGTTCCCTCGGCTTGGTGAATCGGCTAACCAGGTGATCGTTGCCACCCTTGTTAACCCGCTTCTCGGTCACGAAGTTGTGCCACTGCCAGCGATTGAAGAGCATTACTCTACGGCGGGTGAAGTGGCGGCGCAGCTTGGTTGCACAGCGAACAAGATCGGTCGCGTGGCTAATAAACACAATCTGAAAACAGAGCAGTACGGCAAGTTCTTTCTGGATAAGTCGAGACACTCAGATAAGCAGGTTGAGGCGTTCCGCTACAATGCAGAAGGTGTAAAGGCATTGCGCCACCTGATCCATGGCGCAGATGTAGCCTAACTATCTGATAATAAATCTAAGCACTAATTAGTGCTTCGAAAACCAAACCTCGCTCCAGCGGGGTTTCAATTTCCTCATCTACTATAAATTCTGATCGCCATATGCTAACTTGTACATGTACAAGAGATGAGGTGATGTATGCGCAAAATCAGCTATACCCAGATGCGAGCAGAGCTTTCTGACATTTTGGATGCAATCCGGGATGGGGAAACAGTTGTCGTTACGCAGCGAGGAAAACCCGATACTGTCTTAAATGGATGGCGTGCGAAGAATGCTTGCTGTCACCTTGTCGATTCTACTATGTCCAAAGAGATAAAGTATCGTGAGTGTGACGATGACTTCACAAAAATCGTTCCGGTAGTTGGCTCGGTAATTGCTGGTACTTTATCGACCCATGCTTTTGAGGACGCTCTTAAGCGGACCAAGAAGAAGCACGCCAAAATTATCAAAGCTCTGGAAGATAAGTAATGGATGAGATTGCGTTTCTGACCACTGAACAGGTTATCGAAATTCAGCGCTCTACCCTACCTATGAGTGGACCTCCTGATGAAGATAAGCTTGGTGGGGCTTTGTTCCGAATTGAAACTTTGGCTGAGTATGAAGGATGCAAAGATATCTTTGATTTTGCTGCTATGTATCTGATTGCTATCGCCAAGGCTCACGCATTTAACGATGCAAATAAGCGAACCGCATTCCAAGCTGCCAGCATTTTCTTATTGGGAAACGGGTATGAGCTAAATGCTTCATTCGAGTTGGTCAAACTTACAGTACTTGCAGCAATGGGGGACGCCCAATTGAATGAAACAGCCTTCGCATTGAGGATTCTATCCGACTACCGTAATGATATTGTTGCAGAACATGATTACGTAGCCCAATAGAACAGTAACACTTAAAAATCAAACCTTTTTCGGAGGGTTTTGTCGTTCCCCCGCATACCTGATAGGATTGCCACATCATTTACTGATGGGGATAGGGATATGAGGAAGTTTCTGTTAGTGGCTTCGCTTTCGTTGGCATTCAGCACAGCGGCGTCAACAAGCTATACAAAAGAACAGCTTAATTCAATGGCCGCATCAGGACAGTATCCTGAGCAAGAGTCTCCCGTAACTAAAAGTGTGCAGGTGGTTGATTTTGATCACTGCAAACAAGATGCGTATAACATTTTTAGCCAGATTAGTGATAGTTATCCGGCCAATGTAATAGTAGATACGAATGTTCTTTACATAGTTAAATTCTGGACCAACGATGGAACAGTTATGATCTCCTGTTCTGAACCGGATGGAAAGAAGGTTGTAACGTCGTCTGCTTACAAATAAAGGCCATTAAAATGATGAATGAGAAGTCTATTCATAAAGAGTGCGGGGTAGCGATGTGAGGCGGTTAATCATTATCGGGCTATTTTTCTTGTCACACTTTTGTTATGCAAAATCTGATACTCAGATCATTAATGATGCAAAAGAGGCAGTAAGAAAAGAGCTATCTCAGAAGTATAAGCCGGGAGACTGCGAAAGATGGCGATTACTTGAAGCTAGCGGTAAAGCCAGAAGTGGCTCTGCTGTCATTATTTGTGACAGTAATTTCAACCCATTGTTAGGACTGGATTTCTCAGAGATAAAGGTTTTCAGAAATGAAAGCTCAAACGCTGTCTGTGGTATTGTCTCTGGACATACCGATATAAGTAAAATTGGAGGTCGGTTCGTTTATACAGATGGTGATGCAGGGCATGTTTTCATTAAGAAATCAAAAGAGCCTGCTTTCTTATCTGATAAGAGCGAGAGCGGTCGCAATATGTTGAAGTTACTGGATCAACAATTAAAAATTGAGTCCAGAAGCTGCGGCTAATGCAGAGTACGTAATTGGCAAATAATTACGAAACTTTCGTAGACAACACAAACCTCGCTCCGGCGGGGTTTTTTATTGCCCGGAGAAAGGTATGGCTGAAGGTGAAAATCTTGGCGGAGTCTACATTGAGATTGAGGCCGATGTTGCAAAATTGCTTACTGGTCAGCAGCAGGCGAATAAAGCCCTAGATAACATTGGCGATAATGCACAAAAAACATCAGGGCAATTCAAAAAGCTTGATACGCAACTTAATGCTACCTCGAAAGTGATGTCTTCAGGGTTGAAGGGAAGCGTTCAGCAGGCAGGTTATCAGATCCAGGACTTCATCGTTCAGGTCCAAGGTGGTCAATCTGCATTGGTAGCATTTAGTCAGCAAGGGTCGCAGCTGGCTGGAGCATTCGGGCCGGGTGGTGCTATCGTCGGGGCGCTAATCGCGCTTGGAACTGTTGTTGCAGGGACTTTAATTTCTTCTCTCAATGGTGGCAAAAGTGCAATGGATGCGCTTAAAGATGCCGCCGAGAGGATGAATGATGTTATCTCTGTTTCTACTCAGGGTATCGCTGCACTTTCTGACAAATACGCAAACCTTGCTAGAGTGAATGCTACCGCTGCAACATTACTCAGAAATCAGGCTGCGATTGAATACAATCAGGCAATTTCAAAGATACCTAAAGCCATCGGTGATGCCGCTGACTCCTTCCTTTCATTTGGAGATAAAGCTATTTCAGCTTTTGGTGGTGGTTATGCATCAATTGACGGATTCAACGATCGGCTTAAGTCGCTAAATATCACGACAGATGATTACAAATCTGCGATGAATCAGGCGTATGGTGCGGGACAGGCGTTCTCGGCAACAGCCAATAGCATCGGCAATACTGTCGGTGCCGTAGCCTCTAGATTGGGTATTTCTGAAGAGGCGGCGTTTGGTCTTACTAAGCAACTCGCCGATCTAAGCGATAACCCATCACCTCAGGCTCTGCAGACTTTAGCGTTAAGAATTGGCGATATGATTTCGTCATCAAAAAACGCCAAGCCGGAGTTAGTAGAGCTTTACAACAAGATAGTAGACCTTTCCACCGGAGCATCTCAGGCGGCCTTTAACTTTGAAATGTTGAAGAAGTCCACTGATAACCTAACCGCCGGGCAAAAAAGCTTAATTCAGCAGTCCGAGAGGAATCTGGCGCTCTCTAAACTACAAGGTGCCGCAAGGGCAAAATTAGCGGCTCAATATGCAGCTGAGGATGCGGGATTCTCGAAAGACGATCCGCACACCAAGCGAATGATGGATGATGCTGCCGCGACTTACACCAATCTCGATTCGCATAAGAAGCTGACAGCGGAGCAGAAGAAAGGTGAGAGTCAGGCAGAGAGAAATGCAAAAGTTGTCGAAGAGTACAGCCAGAAAGCAAAATTGGCTGCCGATTCTACAAGCGAACTCTCGCGCGAACAGGCGATACTGGCAGCAAAACAGAAGTTAACGAATGCTACACCGCAGCAGGTTGCTCAAGTTGAACGTGATGCAGCGGCGGCATGGGATACGGCCAATGCTCTCAAAGCCCAAGCCGCCGCTCAAAAGCTCCTCCCTGAAACAAGAGAGAACGCCTCTTATCAGCAGGATATGAAGGATCTGAAAACTGCTCTTGATGGGAAGAGGATTACCCAGCAACAGTACGATCAAACCAGTGAGCAACTGGAGGCTCAGCATCAGGCCAACCTTGCCAAAATACGCTCGCAGCAGGTGGTTAACCCCACCCAGCAGGCAATTGCTGAAGTTGATCCGGTGCAGCAGTTGGCCAACCAGCACGCGCAGGAGCTGGCGCTGATTCAGCAGTTTGAGCAGCAAGGGGTTCTCGCTCATGAGAATGCCTTGGCGCTGAAAAATGCCGCTGACCGGCAGTATGAGCAGCAGCGGATCGCAGCTCAATGGGAAATCCTCAGCCAGCAGAGCCTAGGTTATAACATGCTGACGAGTGCGTTGGACGCCTTCAGCGGGAATGCCTCTAACGCAATTACTGGACTGCTTACTGGCACAATGTCAGCACAGGAGGCGATGCAGTCACTCGGCAATACCATCCTGAACAGCGTGATCAACAGCATTGTTCAGGTTGGCGTCGAAGCGCTGAAAAACTACATCCTCGGCCAGACGCTCGGCGCCGCATCGGTGGCGACATCAGTCGGACTGGCGGCAACTACCGCATCGGCCTGGGCTCCGGCGGCCGCAATGGCATCGCTCGCCTCATTCGGTGCTAACGCTGGCCCGGCTTCGGCTGGTATCAGTTCGACAGTTGGACTTGCTAACGGGCTTGCGCTTGCCGGCGCCCGCTACAATGGCGGCCCGGTATCAGCCGGCGGCCTGTATCAGGTCGGCGAGAAAGGTAAGCCAGAGATTTACCAGGCCAGCACCGGCAAGCAGTACATGATCCCTGGCGATAACGGGAAGGTCATCAGCAATAAGGATATGCAGTCAGGAGGAGGGATCAGCGTGCAGGTGAACGTCATCAACCAGTCTACCGGCGCCACCGTTCAGAGTGCCAACGGCTACATGCAGGACGGTAGTGCGGTGGTGGACTTGCTGATCACCGACATGGAAAGAGGCGGCCCGGTATCCTCTCAGATGCAGCAGACATTTGGACTAAGCCGCAAAGCGCAAGGTGCTTACTAAACCAAACCCGCTCCGGCGGGTTTTTTAATGCCCGGAGGAAACGTGGCAACAGTTCAATACCCTCCGTTCCTGCCACTGCCCCAGCGTGCCGATCAGAACATGACGCAGGATACAGCCTGGCAGACGACGCAGACGGCAGTCGGTCCATTGATAATCACGCCGATCACCACAGACCTTAAGGCGACATGGACGCTGCAGTGGATATTCACGCTTGCCCAGGCCGAGCGGTTTAAGTCATGGCTGCGATCGCCGACATATTGCGACCGCGGGCGCAACTGGTTCCAGATGCCGATCGACCTGGGTGACACGCAGGGTGTGCAGCAGCAGACCCTGCATTTCGTCGACATGCCGGTGCAAACCAGCAAAAACGGCAACATTGTCACCTGGACCGCAACGGTTATTAGCAACGGGCTCGAGGACATTACCGAGGACTATGACGACTGGATTGTTGAGGCTCAGCCTGGTTATGGATACTGGCTGGATTACCTGATCACCGAAGTGATGCCGAGGGCTGACTAATGCCGACTTTGAGAGAATGGAAAGAGCAGCGGCCAGCCAGCGATATCAAACGGACAGTGGAGTTTTACCATCCGGCTTTCGGTTATTACCGGGTAGTAAATAATCTGTTCCGCCCGGCGACGTTTGGCGGCAACTCGTTCGAGCCTGCGCGGTTCAGCGTGACCGAGCCGGCGCAGGACGGAACGGCAGTTATATCCATGACAATCACCTTTGTCGCCGCGACGGAGCACGTGAGGCAGACGCTAAAAAGCTGGCGCGGGGCGGCGCGAATGACGCCGATAAAATGCCTTTATCAGCAGTGGGATGCGATCGGTGATGCATCATCCCTGAAAGACTGGACGCTTTACGTGAACGACATTTCAGCCGATGCCAGCAACGTCACTGTGACCGCCGGCAAGACCAATCCGCTGACGCTGGCCAACTCCATCATTTTCACCACGAAAGACTATCCAGGGCTAATAACCGTATGACACAGAGCGACTTTATCGGGCTTGTTAACGGCAAGCCATGGGCTAACCGCGCCTGTAGTTTTGAGCAGATGGACTGCTGGGGCTTGGTGGTTCTCTATTACCGGCATGTGCTCGGTCTGGAGCTGCATCACATTGCTGGCTACGAATCGGGCGCGGATTTCATCACCTGCTACGAACAGGAACACGCCCACTGGCGGCGTGTGCCGGTGGCGGCAACCGGCTGCATCGCCGTTTTTTACCGCGGCGAAGTGCCGGCGCATATCGGTGTGATGATCAGCCCGGTTAAGTGCCTGCATGCCCGCGGCGAATTCGGTTTCGTGCGCTGCGACAGTCCGCTGGCATTACTGAAGGTTTACAGCAAAGTGGGGTACATGGCGCATGGTGCGATATGAGTTACAGAGGCTGCCTGGCGCGCCGCTGCAGCGGGGAACGGTAGATGCCGGCACCACACTGGTGAGTCTGCTGGATTCCCTGCAGCTGCACCGCGATGTTATCGTGAAACTGAATGGCCGAGCGCTGCCTGACGATTACGATATCAGCCGGCCACTGCGATCTGGTGACGTCGTGGCTGTTTTCGACCAGCCAGAGGGCGGGGTGGGAAAGCTCATCACCACGATATTGCGTCCGGTTACGAAAATCCTCTCCGGCGCGCTGAAGGTGTTCGGCCTGTCAAATAAGCCCAGCGCGTCAGTATCGGTGGCGACAGGCGAATCCCCCAATAATGACCTGACCGGCCAGACAAACCGTGCGCGACTCTACAAGGGGCGCCCGAACGTTTACGGCCAGTGCCGCGTCTTTCCTGACCTGATTCAGGAGGCGTTATTTGAGTTCGTCGACAATAACAAACAGCTTACGGAGTGGTTCGAGGTAGGTTATGGCCGGTACACCATTTCCTCGATCCGCTACTCGGAATCGAACCTCGGCAGCCTGGCTGGCGCCAGTTCTGCGATTTATAACCCGGGTGACGTGATCGGCACGATTGAGGTGGGGTACCAGTTCGATGACGTCGATAACGAGACAGTCCCCGGGCTGAACGAAAGCCAGGACTTTCCGGCCCAGACAGCTACCACGACGGCGCCGACATCGGTGGCGATCGAGAGTAATCAGCTCAAAGCCATTGTGCTGTCGAACGATGACAACTTTGCATACTTCGCCGCACTGGCGGTGCCACACCCCGTGTCATTCGTCATTAATGCTACCTGGAACGACGGCGGCACAAGCGTCACACGCAACGTCACCGGCGCCGGTAATATCATCTCCTCGGAGAGCTTTATCGGCGACGATACGCTTTCTTACACGACGTTCTATATTGGCGAGCTCTCCGGAGAGATTACGTCTCTGCCAGGCAATGCGGTTATCAACCCGACGCTGTTCACACTGAATGACCAGACCCCTCTGGTTATTGGACCGTCAGTGTCGCCGATCGTCTCGACGCAGGTATGGGTGCATGTGCTGGTTCAGCTCGGCGCGACGGCCGGCACAACGCAATACCGGATCAAGTTCTGGCAGGTCGATGACGACAACAATCAGGTGCCGGGTACATCCGAGCAGCACGATTATTTCTTCGACAATGATTTCCAGGTGACAACCCGGTATTTCCGCACAACGCATAAGTTCGTCCCGGCGGCCGGGGCGGGGCGCTATGCGGTCACCATCGAGCGCCTCGATAACAGCAATGACGCCAACGTCGTGACACTGATGGCGATCCACGCGGTGAACGTACGCGAAAACGTCGTGTATCCGGAGGACACGATTGCCCGAATCACGATTAAGGGGGCGAACGATAGCAACAGCAACCGTGAGCAGAAGTACAACATGCTGGCGCAGCGGCATACCATCAGCTACGACCGGACGACCGGCGCGGTCGATTACACGCTGCGGCCGAGTCGCTCGTTTGCCGACGCCATACTTCACGAATGGGTGATTGTCGGTAGGCAGGACGTGGCCAGTATTGACGTCGCGGCTCTGTATGCCATTGCCGATTCGCTGCCGGATGAGGCGCTTGGGTATTTCGATTACACCTTCTCGGATGAGAAGCAGCCGCTGGGTGAGCGCATAGCGACGATCGCCAATGTGGCCCGCGTTGACGGCAATAACATCGGCGATGTGCTGACGTTCTGGCGTGATGAGAAAGTGACAAATCCCGATGCGGTATTTGCGCGCTCAAACATGTTCTGGGACGAGTACAAAGTCGCCTGGCAAATGTCTCTGCCTGGTGGTTATGACGGCGTGGCGCTGGACTACGTCAACCCGCTGACGAACAAGAAGGCGTACATCTACCTGCAGATCGACAGCAGCGGCATCACTGAGGTTGAGGATGCTACCGTTAACGCGATGCAGATCAGCCTGGATGGCTGCCGCAACGCCACTCAGGCAACCGATCGGGCCTGGCTTGAGGCGAGAAAAATCCTTTACTCACGCCTGACCATGACGGTGAAAGTGCTGGAAGAAACGCAGGTCGTGCGCGGCACGGTGGTTCAGTGTCCGGACATGTACGACAACGCGCAGCAAACCGGATACATCACTGGGCGCTCCGGAGACGAGTTTGCGACCTCAGAGCGTATCGACTTCTCACTCGGCGATATGTGGGTGGTTATGACCGACAGCCTCGGAAATTACCGCGGGCGCTGGCGGGCCTATCCGGTAAGCGGCAAGCCCAAAGCATTTCAGGCTGCAGCCGACACCTTCGATCTGAACATTTATGACCGCGAAAATGTGCAAAACCCCAGCCGTTATTTCATTGCTACCGACTCGGAACTGAACTCCACAATCTGGCGCGTCGATAGCGCTAAACCCAACGGTGACGATACTCAAACCCTCTCACTCACTGAGTATTCAGACTCGATTTATCCGTAACACGCAGCAGTAATTACCAACCTTCGCGCACACCATCAGATTAGCTCTGAGGGCTTCGTGCGCCTTTTATAGGGCGACATGCACAATGGCTGAAGTACCGTTACCAACTCCAACCGACAACCCGGTACCAAGTACTGATATTCGGGACGCAGTTTATGCCGGCGCCATGCTGGATAAGGTTGTCACCAGTACCGACCTGACATACACCGATCGCCTCGGCGGTGAGCATTACACCGTAGACGGAATTAAGGCGGAAGGGGATAAAGTTGTCGAGGAGACCAGGCAGAATCTGATCCCTCTCAGTCGTCAGTATATGACTCTCGAAGCTGCCCAGAACGATATCGCGAATATCCCGGCAGGCTCTACCACGTATTACCGTAGCCCTGATGATAGCGCGCTGGCAATTGAAGTCATTAATAACGGAGGGACTCTGGAGCCTACTGGGCGTCAAATGCCATCAACCAAGACCGTTGATGATAAAATTAATGAGCGCCTCGTCCCAGGTGAATACAGGCCTGGTTATTTCCCGGCCTTCTTTGACAGGAATAGTATGGTGCCAGCATGGTTTGATGGCGGCAAATTTGATGTGGCCGGACTGGGCCCAAATGTTACACGGGTTGTTTCTGAAATTCCAAACGAATGGGCCCAGAAGTTTATCCCGCAAGGAGACTTTTCACCTTATTACTTTCCTTTTTTATATGACCAACAAGGGAAAGTATATGCGTGGTTTCATGGTGGGCTATTCGATGCTCCAGGTCTTGGCCCGGTATTGCAGGAATATGTGAAAAACCTGGTGTCTGGTGGGGAAGTTGATGCGGTACGTTCCTTCATCGAAGGAGATCAGTACAAGTTCCTTTTCAAAAATAGCCGTATTTTTGCTGGCCAGTCTACCAGCCTAAACATTGCTTTTACCGGCGATTCGTGGACAGAGAAAAACACCATTCCTCAGTCTTTAATTAATATTCTTGGTGGTACATACAAAGACCCTGGCTGGATTAGTTGTTCAAACAGAACAGATGGTGTCATGTCTGGAATATCACCAGTAACCGCAACAAACTTTACGAAATATGACGGTGGCAGCAATAACACGAACATTCCGCCGTATGGCTGTGGCCCTGATGGCAACGGATACTACAACAACAACACTGTTGGTTCGCTCGTATGGACGGGCGTGACTGTAACAAATCTTTCGGTATTTTACTATGATGGGTCTGGAACGTTCACCATCACCATCGACAGCAATGCACCTGTAACAATCACGGGAGGGAATACAGGGACTGCCAAGAAGTATGATTTTAGCGGACTTAGCGCTACTGCACATACGGTGACAATCCAAAGTACCGGTACTGGTGTTGTTTCCATTCTTGGTATGTATGGTAAAAATAACTCAATATCATCAGGGGTGACTGTATCCAGGATGGGTAATGGAGGAGCATTTGCAAGTGACTATTTCAACTTTTCATCATGGATAAAGCCTGTAGCTCAATACCTTGATATAGACCTCCTTTTTATTATTCTTGGAACGAATGACTTCCGGATGAGTCAGGGGGTAACTGAGTACAAATCTGGGATTATTGAAATCATTACTAAATATAGAAGCGCAACTCCTGATATTTGCATTTGCCTTATGTCCCCTGCGCAGTGTAACGCCACAGGAACACCCGCACTGTCAGAATACGATAAAGCAATGAGGGAAATAGCGGTTGAATATAATGTAAATTTCATTAGTGGTTATCAATTATTCCCCAAAGTATATAGCAGTTCAGGAGGGGCGTGGGAAGATGCCTTGCATCTTAGCGCCTTGGGCGCATATGTACTAACGAGAAAGATCAAAAAAGAATTTTTCCTGGGAGCTTAATAATGCCGATATCAGCTATTTATATAGACGCCACTCTTCCAGTTATCTCTGGAATGAAAAATTTATCTGACTTTGATGTGTCAAACTGGTTTATTGGCCTGCCAACCACAGGCGCAACTCCTTATGCTGGTTTATATTTTGGGGACCCCGTAACCGACATAACTTACAACTCATATAATAAAGATTCTCCGGCAGTCATTCATGGAAATGTAAACAATTCTCCAGGATATATATCTGTAAACACAACAGATTACATGGATACTAATCAGAAGGCTACTCTATCATTATCTGTTTGTGGAGTTGCCAAGCGCAATCCAGCAGGCGCATCACTTAACGCTCATATGATTGCAGATTTTGCTGGTAGTGGGTCTGCAGCAAGTGGTTTTTCGGTAGGGTTTACAAACGGCACAGGAAGTCTTTTTTGTGTTGGGCAAAATAACGGACAATCTTCAGCTGGTTATGCTTACGCTACATTCCCAACCGCAATCGCAGTCGGAGATATGTTTGCATTTTGCGCCTCGATAACTCAAGGCTCTGTTACAGTAGATATATTTAATCCTGAAACTGGAACTCTTATTTCCGGGAGTTCAACATTTCCCGGGACCAGGGTGGCAGGTACTAATAATGTATTGCTTGGTAGAAAAACTGATAACAACAGTGAAACAAGTACCAAGTACATTAAGTCTTGCCTGTTGATGAACGGCATTCTTACTTCAGCAGAAAAAATATCTGTCTCTCAGTTTTTACTGGCGATGCAATAACGAGTTATGCGCTCAGATGTTTGACACATAAGAAGAATTGCAATTTACCACCATCAGTAAGCTCCACCATTATCGTGTTAGTGCCATCTGAAGTTTCAGCCCAACCATGTGACTGTAGGGCCTCGTAGTCAACCTCAGATTTGCTGAGCTTGAGGCCCAGGTCATCGGATTTACGTAGTATTCTGCGAACAAGAGTGTCACTTTTTGTACTCATTTTGGTGGCGGAGTGTCTTGGATAAAACACGTATTGATATCAATTAGTTGTGTAAAAATCAATTTAAGGAGCTACCGTAAGATAAAACAAAGTCATCATCTAGTATTGATCCGACTCTTTGATGAAACTACTGTATATAAAAACAGCATTCATCGGAGGGCAGATCATGCTTCGACAGTCAGACATCGCCGCGGCTTTCCGCGAGTCCATTTTGCGCAGCTCCAAGGGGTTCCAGTACCTTCACACCCGCGACTTCGTTACCGCGCTGCGCCGGCGCGGCATCCACTTATCCGAGGTGGAGGCGAACTCCTGGATCGCGCGCGAGCAGACGTATTTCGTCGATAAGACGCCGGACCATAGCGAAAACAGGCTGTGGATGATGGCCAACATGGGGAGGGTGATCTAATGGGATTCCCTTCACCCGCGACGGACTACGTCGAGCAAAGGCTGTCTGTTAACTCGATCTGCAATGTTGGGCCTAATACGTTGCTTTTCGAGCGGTCTGGCGGTTACGTTGTGCTGGATATCTCCCTGAAGCCATCACAAGGTAGTCAGGTTCTGATCCAGCACGGCGGCGGGACGGAGCTTGCCACGCTGAGAGGAAAGTCACTGATTACCGAAGATGGCGAAGCGATCGAGGGTGAAGCCCTGGACGATGTTACTGTCATCGGCGTCGTGACGTTTACTATCTGCGATGTGCGCCAGGACAATGCGGTTGTTTAGTTGGGACCGGTGAATACTTTGCTATTTCAGTAATTGAAGTAGTAGTTTTCACCGGGACTATACAGCGCCGGATGCTGCCATCAGTCTACTTAATGGCCTTTTCTTTCTGTAATTTATCGAATTTATCATGCAACGTTTTCGGAAATAGCTCAGTATAAACCTGCCACAATATATTCAGTGAACGATGTCCAGTGACCTGCGCGACCTCTTCAATACTGAATCCTGCCTCAAACAGACGACTAGCCCCTTCGCGGCGTAGATCGTGATACCTCAAATCCTCAATCCCCAACTCGTCACGAACGCGCCGATACATGGCTGTTATGCTTTTCGGATTGAACGGGAATACCCTGTCGTCAACACGAGGCTGCATCGTCAATATCCTCCAGGCATCACCAAGCAAGGGCACTAACATGTGGTTGCCAATTTTTTTCCTCGGGTCCTTCCTGTCTCTAACGATCACTGAACGTTGAATTTCGTCTACATCATCCCAGAGGAGACGACAAACCTCGCCAACCCTCATGCATGTTAGTATGGAAAACATAAATATTTGATGTAATGGCGCCCCGGTGTATGCCGTTTCGGCCTTAACTTTAAGAACTTCATACAGCCGATCAACCTCAGAAGTACTTGCCCGGCGACTGCGGCGCTGTGAAGGGCCTGTGATCCCCATATTTCTCAACCAAACTTTAGCGTCAGATAATTCGTTCAAATTAGCTGGGGCGCCGAAAAGAGGCTTGGCCGCTTCAAGCGCAACACTTAAATACGATACGTCCTGAGATATAGTGGAAGGCGCAAGTCCTTGCGCTTTTCGGGTCTGGCAGTGCTCGATAATATGTTTTGCGGTCAACTCCGCAAGTTTAATTTCTGCCAGAAAGGAACGGCCAAGGGTGCGGAGAGAGCTTCTTTTTGATGCGCCGAGCGTTATGTTTGGGTGGTTTTCATACTGAGTAAGCAGGTCTCCAACAGTTAAAACAGAGATCTCTTTCATCTCTTTGTCTGGCTCTGGGAGACCATGCTCTTCAATGTATGCTACACGTTTAGCACCCCAGGACTTCGCAAGGGTGTTCTTGGAGAAGGTTTTGTTCTCCCGGTGGACGTACTTACCATTTTGTTTAACGGCTACAGTACAGCGATAACGGGCAGTTCCATCACTGCGTAATCTTTTTTCTATGGTGAAGAAAGCCAT